CAAGAAGTTTACATGGTATCCCTCTACTGCACTCATAAGAGGTATCTCATTACCTTCTTCGTCAGTCTCAGTCTCACCTGTTGGCTCGAAGATAGAACCAATGTTATCAATAGCGTATTCGTGGTTGCCTGTTGAGAGAACACTGTTGCCCTCATCATCATCAAAGTAATAGGCACTTAACGCTGTACGCATCGCCTCTTCGCTTTCAAACTTTAAGTAATGTGTCATTGTGTTAATGCCTTTAATTGATTGTCAGTTAATCTTACAGGGTAGTATTTAACAGACTTGATGTGTCCGCCTAAACTGTTACTGTTTGCTGAAAATTGTCCACCTAAATAAAATGCAGTAGTCAAAGATGCAATGTTTCCGTTGGTTGTAGTTGTGCCGCTTGTACTTTCGCCATTCACATAGATAGCGCCAGTTGATTGGTCTGTGCCTGTCGCTATCTTGTTGATTGTACTAGGCTGTAAATCTTCGCCACCAAATGTGTTTGTGCCATCATAAGCAATAGCCCTATCGGAGCCTGCATTTGAATAAGCCCATCTCGCGCTAGTTGTGTTCGAGCCTAAAATATATTGTTGCTCGCCTGAGTTATAGGATGGCGGCACAATTTCCATAGAGATACTGCCTTCATTAGTGTTGTACTCAAACTCAGATACATTGATAGTAGCCATATCGAAATTGCGTGTTACTGTACTACCTGATGTTGGTATGTATGACGTAGGGAATGTGCCTGACTCTAATTGTGCGCCATATACAAATACGCTACCTACTGCTCCATTGCGCCTTGTGCTAGACATACTATCTATAGGCGTGACGCTGACACCGCCCGAACCAAGTGTATTAAAAGGCAAAGTGCATCGATACCAACCGTTGCCAACATCAGTAATTGTTGCGCCTGTTCCTAGTATGTTCGTAACAGTGCCGTTTACTAAGTCAAAATTAGCAACAAAGTCAGTAGTCAAATAACCAACATTTAACTGTGCATAATTTAAAGTATCCGCTTTTAAGTATATGCTGGTAGAATAGTTTCCACTTAAACCTGATGGTATAGGAAACTGCCATACTGAAGCTGCCCCACCATCAACACTGCACGTTACTTTAGAGGCATTTATATTTCCGTCAGGCGATGTTGTAGAGTCTGTAGTTATTGTGCAGTTTGTTCCACTCCATGCGCTACCTGACAAAGAGTTACTGTACCGCACCTCGTTCGTTCTCTGCTCTTCAATCAGCAAGCCTTTTAGATTGCCGTCTGCATCATATTCTATTCTAGGCTCATTAGTATCAGCAGTGCGTAGTAATGGCTCACCGCTTGTGCCTTGACCGCTTATAACCTTTTTAACAGATACACTGTCAATTACTAAATCAACACCCTCTTGCGCTCTGTAAAATTTTATTACATTGTTTCCGCCACTAGGCTTGATAAACGACACTGTTGTCCCAACAGAGTTATAAAGCTGTGATACACCTTCTCCATCTATCTTAATACTGCCAGAGGTTATAGACGATATATTAACTTCTACCTTATATGTTTCATTAGCTTCTAAAACAGCATCAGATAGCAACTCAACAATAGGCGTACTAGTATCAGCAACAAACCTTGCGCTGTTATTTTCAAAGACTACATAATGTGTTGCGTCAGTATTATTCACTGACCAGTTAGCACCGCCATTACTAAAGTCACCATTAGTTACCAGTTCATCACCGTACTTGACGCTATCGAGATATGTACCTGTAGTAGACCTAGTGAATGTGATTAGGTCTGTGGCTTTACCTGTAGTTACTGTCTTAGTCATGTAAACCCTCTACTAATTCACTGGTTGCTTGTCCATCAAATGTTAGGCTCATTGTAGGTGAGGATGATGGCTTGGTTAAGGTTACTAATTCATCGTTAGATAGCTTAGTTGGAAAATATAATACGCGCTTTATATGCCCACATAACTGGACAGTAGCGTTATCTTGCTGACCAATATATAAATCTACATTCGGCTCATCTAAACCTAATACATCTGTTTCGCTTTGTGCCTCTAAGCCGTTGTTTGATTTAGCCGCGTAGCCTGCACTTACTGTAAAAGCAGATTTCTGTGTACGGTATGGCGTATATAAATTTTGAGTGCCTATCGAGTTGTTTGTACTATTTGCGGCATTTCTTGTGTATGAAGCAATCTTGCCAGTGTGTGTTTGTATAGAAAACCTAAGGTTTGAATACTCAAACTCTGCCAATCGCCTATATGTTGCTTGGCTAATATTAGGCGTACCCTCTACAAACAACGTACCTTGTTGGTCGTTTTGATGGTATTTAAATGCAGTTACTTTGCACACATCCTTATTACGAGTAACTGTACTGCCACTTGTAGGGATATAGGATGTAGGGAATGCGCCTGCTTCTACTTGCAGTCCATAAACTAATAAGCCTTTAGACGTATCACCTGCATAGTTTTGCAACCTTGTGCTTGTTGGTGATGTCACAGAAACAACACTAGCATCACCGCCCGAATCGCCTATTGCTGTGGCTGTTATAGAGCAACGATACCAACCATTACCCACTGGCGTTATCTGGCTTTCACAATTATTTTTTGTACCTACAACACCGTTAACTAAATCAAAGTTAGCATGAATACTGCCGAATCCAGAAGCAGTCAAAGTAAGCTGTCCTGCCCTACCGCCTATTGATTTTAAGAAAACGCTTTGCGTGTAGGTAGTGCCATTTGAATAAGACGCAGTATTATATGCTCTGTGAAAATTATTATTTGTTGTCTCAAACATTGCAACTGCAGTATTTGTTCCATCAGGAGCAACCGCGTAATCGTTGACTGTAGTTACTTCTTGTTTATTAACATTATTAAATTTACTGAAACTAATTAAGTTTGTTCTCTGCTCTTCTATCAACAGACCTAATGGCTGACCACTAGCATCATACTCTAGGCGTGGTTCGTTAGTATCTGCTGTTCTAAGTAGAGGTGTGCCTGCTGTACCCTGACTGCCTATGATTTCTTTGACTGTGAAGCCTGAATCAATTTCAACATAATCTCCACCGTTATGTCCTGTAATAATAGTTCCTACATACATAGTTTCAGCAATAGCTGTAAATTTGGTGTTAACCGTAACTGAGCCAGTTGACGAACCTACAGTGATATAAGTGCCAGCTCCTAAATCTTGTGGGATAGCTACACGTATACGAACAGTTGCTGAAGAGTTGTTGCTAGAAGCAGTTCCTTGTATTTTATATTGTTTCCCAACAGTAAGTCCTGCAAGAGTTGTTGCGCTACCAAACGTAGTACCACTGTCAGCAGTAGACCTCAACTTATTTGACACCACTGAAATAGTTGAAACATTTCTAGGCTCATACCAACCAGTTGCATCACTGAAAGAATTGTTAGTAACTAACTCATCGCCATACACAACACTGTCTAAGTATGTACCAGTAGAAGAGCGTGTAAAGTCTATTAATTCACTGAATGTACTCATAGTACGCTCCCATTGCTGTTTCTAGCTGTATATATGTTAGCACCAAAGTTTAAGTCTAGTGTAGCTAGTCCTACTACTTCTGACTTCAAGCCTGTCTTAATAGCTACAAACTCTTCTGCTTGGTCTATTTCTTTGTCTGTTGATGTAGCACCGCGTATAACAAGCTGATACATATTCCCATTAGTATGCTGTGTGGTATAGTCAAGACGCGAAAATATAGATATTGCGCCTTGTATAGGCACGTTTGCTAAAGCACCTGTGTGTTCAACTATGCCATCTCTACGATAGTTTGCGTTTGTACCATCGGAAACAACTGTAGACACTCCTTTTGCGGTAGCATCTATATTTGTACCGTTTTGCCAACTTGATGCAGTGGAGTAATAACCTGCGCCTGCAAGCAAGAACCGACCATCTTCTATATCAAAAAAATACCCTGATGTACTAGTGTTACCTTCAGTATCATGCCCCATAAATACACTTATTGGAGCATTTGTACTTGTAACTGGTTGGACAGCCATAGTGTCATTAATACCATCAAACTGTAGATAGTAAACAGACTTATAACCACTCTCTGTAATGTCGTAATCGTCTACTACTTTTTGATAGCCTGTAGCTTCGTTGGCTTTTTCTAGTTGCGCTCCCCAGATGTATATACCTGATGAACCATCGCCAGTAAAAATATGTGCGCCATTGTTTTCTGCGCCACCAAAGCCTGCACCGTTATTATTACCTGCGTGTGTAACACTACATCTATACCAACCATTGCCTACATCTGTCATGGTTACGTTGGAGTGTGCGCCAGTGATATTTCCAATGGTTCCATTACTTAGGTTAAAGTATGTAAAATCACCGCTTTGCAAACCATTGATAACCAAATATGAATACTCGCCTGCTTTTGCATATATTGATTGTGTGAATGTATCTGTGCCATAGTTGTTTGTAAATTGCACTTGATGAGTATTATTAGATGCCGTAGCTACAATTCTCGATGCAGTGTTTGTACCGTCTGGTGCTGTTGTAGCGTTCGTAGTTAAAGTTACTGCATACTTATTCCAGAATCCATTATCAAACTCTTCTGTGTACTTGAACAGATTAACTCTACCGCGTTCAGGATGTCTTGCGAATACAGGGGATTTTGTAGAATCTAATTGTGTAGCGTGTGAGCCTTTTACTTTTACAACAGATATATTATCAAATGTACCTGAGTCTCCTGCTCCAAACCCATACAAAGTAATCCACATTGTGCTTGTAGTTGGAACAACAATCATGCTTACATTGCCGAATGAGTTGTTAGAGTCTAGTGTTCCATAACTTGCACTGGTGTTTGTGCTACCTGCCCGACACTGTATGCTACTGCCTGTGGTAGAAACCAAGTTAGCAGATACTTTGTATGACTCACCCTGCACTACAGTAAAAGACTGGCTCATTGCGTATGCGTCATCTGTAGGGTTATTTGAGGTAATTACTAATTGACCATTAACTACGTTACCTACGCCACTACTGGCAGATGACCACCCAGTTGTTCCATTGCTGAAGTCACCGTTAGTTGCTTCTTCATCGCCAAACGCCACGCCTTGAGACTTATCAAGCATAAGCCCTACAGACTGTCCTAAGCCTGATACAGGGTAGATTCCTTTGCTGTCTTGATACAGTGTATGTTTAGGGAAAGCCTGCTTAAACGCATTATCAAACGTGCTACGGATAGGTTGATATTCTGTAGCTGTAGAGCCTTCTTCTACCTGTAATCCAAACAAGTGTATATCTACCGCGTTAGAGTTAGCTTGATTGTCGATGCCTGCCCAATAAGTTGCAGTTGAAGCCGCTGTATATGTTGAGCTTACCCTTGTCCATGAAGATGTAGCTGATTCGTTTGCGCCAAAATTGACACCATTTGATACTCCAGTGCCAAACCCTATATTTATATTTGGTCCGCCATTAGTTTTTACAAATGCGCTAACTGTGTACGTTTTTCCTTGAGTCAGGCTCACAGACTGCATAACATAAGTACCTGCTGAAGCAGGCATTTGTACCCTATCCGCACCAGAGCCATCTATGTAAGTTGCGTGATTAGCAGTTATAGTTGTATTTGCGCCATTGTCGTAAACACTACTATCAAAACTCTCTGTATACTCTAGTAAATTCCTACGCCAAGTTAGTGATGCTTCAGCGTCACTAGGGTCATACCACACCCCTGCTTCACCATTGGAAAACAGTTTCTTTGGGGTAAAGCCTACCCCTGCTTTTGTAGCAAGCCTTTGTAATGATACGCCCGAATTTAACATTTACACCACCAGTGCGTGAATACCAGATGCAGATGTGCCTGTTGATTTAACGCGCTTAACAGAACACACAAGATAGAAGTTGTCAGGTACAGTGACTGTACGAGTGACGCCATCTTTATTATCAAAAGATACATCACCTGCGTTAGTTACGTACAAGCCAACAGCAATGTTACCAGTGCCTACGTTGTCCGTGCCGTCATTTGGTGTTACTGGGACCATATCGTAGACCATGCCGTGTAGCTCTACTGGTGACCCTTTAAATGGATTTGCCATTGTTTTGCCTCTTAGTTAATTAACCTGTTCTGCGCCAGTATTTTACAACGGTATATGGCTGCAAGTTGTTGTGCGCCTGACCACCACCTGTGTTAGATGTTTTAGGCGCTTGCGTGCCGTGCGACCCAATATCTAAGCCTTTATGAGATAAAGCATAAGTATCACCTATGTATGCTCTAGTATCTTCAGACATTACATTACTGTTGTGTTGGTGACTTGGCATCTCATCAACAATCAATGTGTGCGTTTTCGCACCGCCTGTTTCGTTAATCGTGTCAAAGTCAGTGTCGCTTGTATCCTGACCTACTAACACTTTACCTGCCGCATAAACTACCCATGTGCCATAAAAAGAAGTGTTTGGGTCGAATGAGCCATTTGTTGTAGTGTAAATACTACCTACAGGATATATCTTGTCCCACAAGGTGTCTGTAATGGCTACGGCTAAATCAACTGCACCTGAGCCATCGAAGTCTACGCCAGCCGAGGTTGCTACATCTCCTGACACGCTAAATGCTCTTGCCGTTGCCGTTGCGGTAGCAGTTGCAGCATTTCCTGTGAACGTAGCATCTGTACCATCTGTGCCATTGTTTAGCACCACTGTGCCATCTGTGGCTTTTATATCACCTTTAACATTGCCTGTTACATTACCTGTGATATCACCTGATGCAGATATGGTAGTGAACGCACCTGTTGACGCTGATGCTGCACCGATAGGCGTACCGTCAATAGAGCCACCATTAATATCAATACCTGATACACCTAGCGTCCCATCGAACAAGTCATCAGTCTTGTCCCAGTTTTCATTTAACTTTGCTCCCCATGTATCGTTGTCAGAACCAACAACAGGGAGATTGAATGAATATGTAGTAGTTGCCATGTTTTAGCTCCAGCGAACGTGGTTTGCTCGTTTAGACCTGCTAGTATCTAAACCTAGCTTTCTCATGCCTAAACTGTCAGGTGAGAATTTACCCTTCTCTGACGATTCATTTAGCTGCTTAACTGCAGCGCCATATAGTTGTGCCCATACAGCAATTCTTTCATCGTCTTGCAGATATGGTGCAGCGTGTAATAGTGAGCCATACAAATATATATCTGGTGCTTCTGATAGCAGCCAGTTAGTTGTTGTGCTATCTGATAATGCTGCCACTCTTTCTATGTAATCAATCGTTACAAAACCGCTGCTGCTCGGTGCTGGCAATATCTGTATGAAATGTGCTGGTACATTTGCATTGTTTTTGAATGAAAATATTTCAGGCGTGCCTAGCGTACCTTGTGCATTGTACTTTCTTTCAGCAAATACTTTGTTTGTTACAAAGTTTAATGATTTAGGATGTCCACTATCAAACGTCCATGTCACGCTATTGGTTTCGAGATAGTTCTCAGGCAGCACAGTCTCAGCTACGCCAGCGTTTGCAGTAATTGATGTAATTTTATCCATGCGCCAATGACGCACGTCACGGTTAATCTGCGCCTCTGCTAGACTGATAAATGACGGTATAACAGTAGTTAAGTCTGACCTGTTAAGAAAATCAGCAATACTGCTCTTTAACTCTGCAAATGTTGATATTGACATTATTGGCTCCAGTAAGTCAGCCGATTATAACAAATTTATGAGTGTCACTCATGCTTAGTTTTTCTTACGCTTCTTAATTGTTTTCTTAACTGCTTTACCAGCTGGCACTGCCGTCATAGCTAACAACCCTGCATAACCTAATCTTGGTGTGACCTCTTCTTTTACTGACTCAGGCAGCTTTTCATACTGTTGTGCAACAAACTTCATCTGGTCGCGCGCTGTTGGTCCAATCATAGGCTCAAAGTCTAATAACGAATTAACACCTTTAGCTAGCGTTGGCGCTGCATACTTCATAAATGCTTCGCCAGCTTTGCTTAACGTAGCCTTGCCACCCTCAGTTACTGGGAATACGCTGCCCTCTGCAATATCTCCATAATCTGGGTTTATAGTACCAGCAGTAAAATTAACCAAATCACGTCCAAACTGCTCTACTAGACCAGCTGTTAGGTCAGGCACTACTGCAGCACCTTTTACGACTTCTTGACGCATCTCAGAATCACTGAGTAAGCCTTGCATCCTAGCTTCATTAGCCTGAGCTTTAGGCGATAACAATCCACTTGCAGCTGTTGCACCCCCAATGGTTAAACCTGTCTGTGCAAACAATGGCATACCTTTCTCGCGTATATCCTTACGCATCTTCTCAGGTATCTTCAGTGTGTATACATCCTGTATCTCATGTTTGTCTTTGATGTATGCTTCAGCTTCTTCGAGGCTATCGAAATCTTCTATTGTTGCGCCTTCTTCATTACGCACATAGTATGAGCCATCATCATACGTATCGACACTGTAATCTCTTTCGCCAACTCTTATAGGCTTACGCTCTAGCTTAGCGCCATATTGTTTAGCCCACTTGTTGATGTGGTTAGGTAGTGTCTTATCGTAGAATGTCTTAACACCGCCTTCAGCTGACTCACCATATCTATCTACCTGCTGCTGCCCAGTAGTAAATGATATGCTGTCGTAGTCACCATCAGCTGCTTCCTTTAGTGAGCGCTTAAATGATAGGTCATACCAGCTAGATTTATCATCAGACTTAAATGGAAAATCTGGAACAGCCTTTTGCGCGTCTGAACCAGCCCTAAATAAACGCAGCTCATCAGCTTCTAGCATTTGCTTGTGCTCCACCCACTTTCTTCCTGTGAGGTTTGCATAGTCAGCGTCACGTTTTTTTTCTAGCTCTTCTAATACATCTAATGGGTTTTCAGGCAGACCATTTACAACTTTAGGTTCTTCTAATCTTGCAAAAAGCTCTGGCTCGTTTTTTGGTCCCCACGTATAAACGTCAAACTGCTCTACAGCATCTATCTTATCAATCACATCATCGCGCTGCTTAAAAATCTGCTGGGCTTTATCTGGTGCTGCATAACCCTGTTTTTGCCCACGTTGATGCAGGTCTGACTGCATCTCTTCTACCATCAATGTGCTACTGCCATCCTCTAGGTCACGGTCAGCTACACGTAAATGTGACAATATATTTTCTTTGCCATCATAATGACTATGTATGAACGGATGAGGTAGAAAACTCTGCTCTGCTCTAAGATTCTGCAGCTTTGGAAATAGTTTTTCACGCTGTGCATTTTGCGCCCTGTTAAACTTACTAAAGTCACCGTAATCAACAACATCAGGACCGCCACCTAAAACATCTGCTAGCTCTTTTTCTACGGCAGCTATTTGCTCACTTAACGCCTCATACTTATCAGCTTCAGGACCATCCATGAGTAATATCTCACGGTAGTTATTGCCATCAGCACCAGTAAGCGTGTATGGACCATACTCATAGTCAGTCATTATTTCTGGTTTGCGCGCTACATACGCCTCAGCTTCTGCTCTTGTGTGAAAACTTTGATTGTCACCCATGTAAGGCATTTCTGCATTATATGTATTTAGCTCTGGGTCATGGACCACCTCACCAAACTCTTTTCTCTCGCCCAACACCTCTTCCCTGATGTTATATTGTTTGGCAGCTAGGAAGTCCTCTACCTCTTTCCTAGTGATATCTTGTGACCGCTGCCTAAACTCAAACTCACGCTTGAAGACCATCTGTTTTAGTTCGTCATCTTTCACACCAGCCTTGTTTAATGCTTTCTTCCAGCCAGTGTATGATGTAGGCGTTTTACGTGGTACTTCTGCCATTGCATCTAAGGCTATAGACTTGAGCGCTGATGGCACTATAGCTGCCTCTGCATCCTCACCAGCAAGTAGCCCACCACCAACAACTAGTGGTGCAGCTTGGCTTAGCTTCTTAACTGATATAGCCGAGCCGTTAGGTATGTCTTTAGCTGGCACTTTCTGAACATCAAAGTTATCGCCTAGCAAGCCCTGTACATATCCCTGCAGCTCATCGCGTGTAAACCCTTTTTGATACGACCCTTTGCTAGTCAAGAATGATGCTGGCTCATCTTGTGGTATAGCTGTCTTAGACTTCTTCAATTCGTTAACAGCGCTAGCTGAGCGTGTCTGGATAACAGCCATGCCGTCAGGTTGTAAGATTTTACCAATGCTTAATACTGCGTCATCACGTAAATCAGGCGGTATGACGTTAAGCACATTAGTGCTTACTAGCTTGCCATACGTGCTCTCAGGTATATCTGCAGAGTTAGCATACGTTGGCGTGAAGCCTTCTTCTGCGAATGGCTCAAACGTATCATCATAGTCGATTGCCTTAGCATTAATACCGAAGCCTGCACCATAATCTATAGACTTGCCTGTTGCGCCCTGCTTCTCAAGATACGCATCCGCTGCTTTAGCTGTTGGCACAGTGTTAGCTCGCTGAGTAGTCTGTGCTAATTTAGGTATGATAGCTGCATCTGCCTCTTCACTGCCTAACAAACCTTGTGCAGCTACACCTAGTGTTGCTAGCGTTGGCAGCACACCAGATTTAACTTTAAATCCACGGTCCTCTAAATCACGCAGCAATGGCTCGTCCAATAGTCCGCCATAGTAATTTACTTCCATAGAGCGTCTAGGAGCTGTCTTAGTGCTTAGCAGGTCTTTACCCTCTGGTCCTTCAACAAACGAGCCGTCAGGGTTACGTGCGCGTGCATAGCGTGCTGGGTTTAGGTCTATTGCAGTTACGTTTGTGTCTAGCGTACCCAGATAGTCACCTGCTAGTGCTGATGGGTATGTTGGGTTGCCAGCTCCACGCAGTGCGTCTTGTGAAGTATCTATTAGACCTACGTTCTTAAAGCCACCTACTGGTGCGTTTAACTGCGACTGGTCAGCAATAGCTAGGCGTGATTGTGGTAGCGTAGTTCCGCCCTTGTTTCTAAATAGCTTATCGAGCTGCTGCTGTACTTGCTTCCTTGCACTATCTGGCAGAGCATCAAACTGTGCGCCACTTGCTGGGTTATCTACACCTTTCCAGTTAGGTACATACAGCTTCATAAAGCCATCTACTTCACGCTTAAATGTAGTGGGCATATTACCAGCTGCGTAGCTCAACATTGTCTTACCTGTCATACCAGCAAAGTCTGACCCTGTTGGAGCCATGCGCCACGGCATTAATACTGGTGGCTGCCCATACTCTAACTCTAATTCTCTTGCAGCCTTTACCATCTTAGGCACAACTGTATCACCAGATGCCCATAGGTTAGGGTTCTGTGTGAAGTCTCTCATGAAGTCTTGACCACCTGTAAGGTTAACAGGGTAGCCTAGCTGCTTGTCACCAAAGCCAGTCAATACACCACCAGCTGCTGTTCTATCAGACATGGTAGTTAAATATGGCTTGCCTTCAAGCTGCTCTAATGTAATTGGATTTTCTGGTATTACTTGTCTCTGCTCAACAACAGGCTTGCCTTCGATGGGGTCTAGCTTACGCATAGCATAGCGTGGGTCGTAATCACCTTCCTGAAAGAACATATCCATCAGTTTGCTAGCTACTGTTTTCTTTGCCATGAGAGTCTCTTATGAAGGTAATTTAGTGCCCGATTATACCACTTTTATACAATCCCTTGAAGGTTTCGTCTAATAGGCTCACCCCAGTTTGATGTAGGTCTATAACCTATAGCTAGATACCTCATAGCATCAGCACAGTGACTGGTCCAATCATGCAGTGGTCTTGAGCGCCACGTCATGCCCTTCTCATCGTATTCACGCCTGTACTGTCTCAATGCATCAATGCCACGCTCGCACTTTACAGTGTCAAACCAGCAGCGCCCTAGCATACTCCTTACTGCCTGTATGCCATCATCAACATTCAACTGTGGTGCAATCTGTACTGGTCGCACCCCCAAGCTATCTAATGTTTCTAATCTACTTCTACCAGTGCCTAACTCCCTGACTCTTACATCGTGTGGCAATATGTGCTGGTCGTAGATGTAGCCTTTCTCATTTAACACCTTAGCGTAATGGTCCAGACCTACACCGCTGCTCTCATAGTAGTCTATAAGCCTCACCTCTGCCCCTACCATTTGTGCAAACCAGATACTAGTGCTATCGCCCATCCCTAAGTCCCAAGCCGTTATAACGCCAACAGAGCTGTCGTAGGGCACGTTAGTCATACGCTCATTGTGTGTAGCTTCACGCATCTCTACCACGTAATAAGCACCTTCAGCGTGCAGCAGCATATCGCCTTCCCATATATGGTCATACAGGTCAGGTCTGTTTACCTTGTCTTGCTGCCGTTCTTTTTCTAGCACTTCAGGAAAGTATGGATTGTCTCGCCAATTAATCTCAGCAATCTTCATATCCTGTGGCGGATGCACTCTGAACCTTCTGTGCGTAGCTGAATGCTTTGTCTCAGGGTTCCATGTTACCCATATCTCAGAGTTATCTTCACGGACCGTTGGTATTAGCTTCTGCCATGCAGTGTCAGATACACCTTCTGCCTCATCTACCCAGCAGAGAATGATACGTGCTTTTGATTTAATAGAGTCTAGGTTGCGTCTAAGACCAGAGAACACATAGTTGATACGTCCACACTTGGACCTTATGAATTTCTCGCCTAGCTCATAGAAGTCATTTAGGAAGTCTACACCACGTATAGCTGACTTAACTTCTTCTAAGGATGATTCATCAAGAGAGTTTAGGTGTTCACGAGCACAGAGTATCTGTCCCTGCTTGCCTTCCATTGCCCACGTATAACCACGTACTGCTGTCATCAATGCAAAGGACCGTGTCTTAGCTGACCCTCTACCACCATATGCACACCTGTATCTGGCTTCACCTTCAAAGATTTCTACAATCTTATGTGGCAGCTTAACACTGGTTGTGACCTCTTCAGTCTCTTCCTTTATCATACTCAGCTACCAACTTAACAACTGTGGGTTTGAAAGTATCGTCTGATGATGTGTGGTCTATCTGCTGCTTATCGCCATACTTACGTGGAGCCATTCTTGCTACCTTCCACTTACGTGAATCAATACGTAGTTTAGCTTTAGCCAGCTCAGCATTCTCTGCTACATCTGACAGCTCGTCAGCAATATCTATTATCTCGTCTGCGTAAAAGTCTGCCTGACAGTCCCTTGCGCGCGCGTACTGCTCCGAAAACTGTACTTTGTCACTATCATTCAGCCACTTCATTAACGTGCTCATAGCAGGCATACCTTCATCCCTACAGATTTGTCTAGCACTCTCGCCAGCTGCTAATCGTCTGCAGATATCATCGCCTAACTCTGATGTAAATGTACTTGGTCGCACTCTATATCCTTACTTCAGTCTCTTCATAGGATTTCTCAATCCGTTGCTGCGCTAAATATACCACTTCTTCTAACAGGAGTGAATCACGGTCTGAGATTGCCTGAGCAAAGTCGTTAATCAACTCTAGGTCGGCTTCATGTATATCGTCATCTATAGTAACTCTAATCATGTGCCGATTATATCCTATTTAAGTCCGTACTCTAACTCTAACAGCAGCTCACAATAATGGATAATCTTCTTGATATCTTCAGCCCCATTCTTGTTCTTGTGTCGAGAAGCGTATTTAACAATGTTGCCTTCAATGTATGGCAGATTGTTTTTCGTTATGTACTCAATAGGCTGTATAGGCATATCGTAATGCTTACCGCCTTCCTGTTTCTTCAATGCGCTCTTCATCACTTACCCTCATACCTGTTACGTAAATAACCAAGTGTAATCGGCATCTCTTCGCAACTGCCATCATTAACCTCATTGAGCATCCATATACCACGCCATGAGCCATTTGTCTGTGCCGTTAGATACTCCTCATCGTGTTGATAGAATATACCAGCAAACAAACCTAAGATGTTTTTGCCATCAGCTCTACGTGCAAAAGCAATATCTTTGTCCTGTACGTGACCCATGACACAGCTCATCATCTTCTTAGATAACATATTCCTAGCACTAGATACTGGTCTACCCATGATGCCTGACGTGAAGTAATGTGAGTACGCTATACCATCTATGATTGCCACCTCTAGGAAGTCATAAACCTCAAACCCAAGCTCGTTTAGCTTCAGGTCATCATAGCCTATCAATCCTTCTAGCTTTGCATCTGATTCGATAGCGCGCTCTATACGCTGCTCATGGTTGCCTAAAGTGAACACTAGGCGTGGATTCCATTGTTTCTTCTTGTTAGATATTAAACGCTTCTGTTCCGCCCTTATTGGCTCTAAGAACACTTCCATAGCATCTAAGCCAGCCTGTATGTCATCCTTGTACCTACGCCCTTCAAATGACTTCTTGCCCACATCCCAGTTCGACAAGCTGGGCATATCCCAGTGGTCACCTATATGAATGATGACGTCTGGTTTCTTTTCAGCTGCATACAAGCCAGCCCACCGAAGATGCTCAGTAGGCTGGTTTGGTTTTACTTGCGTATCTGGTATAACTAAGTGCCTTGTCATAGCTTACCTCGCTAGTTTTAGGCACTAGTATATACTATTTATTCAAAATAGAATTTATCTTGACACATTCTTCTTCAGTAACCCAAATGCGCATCTCCTTTAGACCCTGCTTAGCTCTTCTAGCTCTCATCTCACGCATCAGTTGAGCCTTAGATTTAGGCTTATCTTTAGGCTTGTTCTTTCTGAAGATTGCATCAAAGTTATCCTCATACCGTTTTTGGTCTGGTATAGGACGTGGTGCGCTTCCCTTACCCATTACAACCTTCCAGATAATACTCAGCAACACTACAATTCTCATCGAACCTATTTTTTACGCTAATCATACGCTTCTGGATTAAGTGACCATCTTTACGTAGGTCATAAATTACTGCAGCTAACCTAGTGATACCTAAGTCTTTAAATGCGTGCAGTGACGTTATTGTCTCACCTGATTCTAGGTGGTCTAACACTCTTATTGCTTGCTTCATAATAATCTCCTAATGAACAGATTTACCAAACTCACTAATAATCTCATCTTCTAAACGTCTTTCAAGATACAGATACAGTGAATCACGATATGCCTCAGCTAAGGTATATTTGTTACCTAACCACTCTTGTGCGTCATGCACGTACTTCTTGAAGTTAGGTACAGCTAGACATTCATAGAACAACTCAGGGCTTTTATCTTCTTTATGCCCTGTAGCTGCGTAACGCTCTCTGGCATCAGTCATCATGTCATCAAACATAGCGTCTGTACCATCAGCGTATAACACCTCTAACAACTCATGCGCTACATCTTGCGCACACTCTGGAAAGCAGTCAGTTAGCCACGTATTGTGCTCACAAAGCCACGTATAAACTGCTGCATCCTTTAGCTTATCTTCAATCTCTGCAATGCAGCCACTCCAGTCATCGGGTAGCTGCACAATTACATCTCCAAAAATTGCTGTTTTCATTATAGTCTCCATAGCATCAATGTGCCTGCGTCATGTGGCTCACAGTAAAAGCCATGCTTATCTGCCATAGCCTCTACACCTTCATGGTACTGGCTACCAGTTAAACACCAGTAGTCAAAGTAAGGCAGCCCATCCTTATCTATATCTTCACTGCCCTTTAACCAGATTCCGTCTTGCTCGACCTTATCTTCACCAGTAAATTCATTGTAAGGAACAGCATCAATATTTGGGTATGCTGCGTTAAGTTTTTTACAAAGAGTTGTTGCTCTTGTTTTTTTCATTTTTATTTCCTCGTTTATGTGTGTATGGCATCTATTATACAGAAGTAACTGTTACTTACAAGTGTTTATGGCAATAAAAAAGGAGCTAATGCTCCCTTTCTATCTTGTATCTATCTGTATGCCTTCGCCCAGCCAAATCATCTATGGCTATCAGCGTTAGCGACAGTAGAGTAAATAAAATAATGTAGTTCATCGCGACCCCAAGTAGTTGAGGCGAGATTATAGTGGTGTGATGGATTAGTCAGTAGTGCTATTTATTCATAACACTTATGTGTGTAGGTAATGATGCGTTTAGGTCCTGAGTGCATCAAGCTCAGCACATAGAGGAGAGGAGTCCTCTTGACCACTAGGGGTTAACTAGAGCGCTACAACAATAAACAATACTAGCAGTGCCCCACCAAGTATTGCTTCACCTTGAGTTATTGTGCGCCACGGCTTATCAAGCCATGCTTTAAATCTATCTCTAGCAGACTTAGCTGCGTCCTCTACTTTATCGAGGGCTTTATCTGCGTGCTCATGTGCGTCTTTTAGCGCCTTTTCATAATCAGTCATAAGACTCTCCTAGAATGGTATATCATCATCAGCAAAGTTACTGCTTTGTTGTTGCGGCTGCTGTACTGGTGCAGCTGCGCTTTCTTGTTTCTTAGAAAAATGGACATTGTTAACCAGACATACTGCCATAGAACGTGCATTGCCGTCCTTGCCTGTCCACTCTTCCATAACAAACTCACCAGACATAGTAACAGGCGTGCCTTTTGTTAAGTATGGCGCTAGCTTTTCTGCGCGCTCCTTAAACATCTTACACTTTACCCATGTAGTCTTTTTGTTATCACCCCAACCTGACGTAACTGCCACGTTTACAGCTCCAATAGCAACACCTTTAGGGGTATGGCGGATTTCCATATCAGCTCCGCAGTTGCCTGTAAACACCATTGAATTAATACTCATTATATATCCTCACTCGGATTGTAGTTTTTAGATAGCTTCCAATACGTTAGAAGCGCGTTAAACATCTCAGCGTGTTTCTTGTGAGATTCTTTATCCCATACGTGGTACAGAGCAATCTCTGGCTTCTGCCTATCAACAAAGATAGATACACGTACTGGGTCTGTGACGCCTAAGCCTTGTGCATATGCAGATAGCTGCATACCGTGCTCATCGTACACTAATTTCTTTGGGTCTTTGCCATCAAGATTATCCTTAGTCTTAAAGTCTACAAAGATGCCATTATCGCTACACAGGTCTATCTTACCACCATAGCCTAAATCGCACGCAAATGACTTCTCAGCGCTCCATTTAGTTTCTGGGTGCAATGTGTCCAGTATATCTGTAACGGCTGTATAAGCCTCTGAGACGCCTTGTCCGAGAAAGCCACGCTCGATATCTGCGTGTATTTCTGTACCTCGTTCGGCAGCCTTCTTGCCTACCTGCTTCGACTCCATCTTAGCCCTAGCCATAAACATCTCAACTGGCTCACCTACGTTTGGCTGCATAGTTGCTGCAGCTAATAACGCTTGGTCTACTTTCCAGTTTTCTAATGCTGGCTTTGCAGCTATTCCCAATACAGTTGTTACACTGGGTACAAGTTGATGCTTCCGCGCATCTCGCAAAGTTGTATTACGCTCTTTACCGTTAGCGCCTACAGTTGTGTATGCAGGCACACCCTTTTGGTCATACCAGTGACCTGACTCAGCTCTATACGACATCTGGAATAGCCCACCGTGGTAAGTTGCTTGCAGTGGCATTCTTTGGCAAGTAGTACAAGTAACGACCTACACCAAACTTTTGTGCTGCACGTTTAAGTGCATCAGATATACCGCCTTTCTCGCCTTCGATATTAGTATCACCAGCGC